GATAACAATACTGACTTACCAGGTGGATTAGATGCGTAGTGAAACAGATTTAAAGAACCAAGTACAAAAGGCTCAACGTGCAGACCAATTACTTAATGACCCACTAATACAGGAGTTTATTATCTCTTTACGTGGTGACTTACTAAACAAGTTTGAAAGCACAGAGTTGAACAATGAAAAAGAACGCGCATCAGCATGGCATCAATCACAAGTATTAAATGGATTCTTAGATAAATTTACTAAGGCCATTAAAGAAGGTAAGAACGCAAAGTTAACATTAATAGAACGAGCAAACATTAAACTACACAACGTTATTTAACCGTCAACAACCGGAAGGACTGACAACATGCAAACAGCAGAACAAGATTTTGTAAACAGAATTAAATTAAGCCGAGGTACTGCGGAGCCTTCACCAGAAGCGCCAACCGAAAATACCGAAGCTGTTAACGTGTCGGAAGATGCACCAATTGAAGAAGTAGTTGAACCAGAGGCAATAGCTAATGAAGAAGTTACATCGGAGATTGAAGAACCAGCAGAAGAAGTTACAGCATCGCAAGCGAATGATGAGGAAACAGACCTTTTTTACTACGATATTGATGGTGAAGAAGTAAGCTCGACCCAACTCAAAGAGTGGAAAGATAATGGACTTATGCAAGCTGATTATACTCGCAAGACGCAATCTCATGCCGAAGATGTGAAAACATTCAAGGTTAAAGAGGATGACTTTGCCGCAAAGCAATCTGAATTCAATGATAAACTCGCACAACTAAACGCGATGATTGAAGAAGATACACCAAGCGCTGAAGTCTTAGCAGAATGGCGAGAGTACGAACCGGAAAAGTATATCGAACACACTGAAAAAATGAGTAACCGTAAAAAGCTATTAGCTTCGTCTAAAGCAGAGTTACCAACACAGAGTGTAGATATGGTTAAAGTTAGTGCTGACCTAGCCGCTTCTCATCCTGAATGGATGGAAAACGGAAAGCAAAGCAAGCAGTTTATTACTGATACTAACTTGATGACTAGTTACGCAGAATCACGCGGCATTAGTCAAGCGGATATGACTTCTTTTGATGCGCGACACTATGAAATTATATTAGATGCAGCACGTTACAAATCGCAAAACAGTAAAAACGTAGCGATTGAGAAGAAAATACGCAAAGCTCCGGTAAGCACAAAACCAAGAGCAGCAGCAAGCGGAATTCAGACGGATTTAGAAGCAGCACAAAAGGCTTTTAAAAATAACCCGACTGACAAGAACGCTGTAGCTTTACGCAAACTTAAACGACAACTTAACAACTAAAGGTAAATAAATAATGGCTACTCCAACTAATACTACTAGTACATATGACGCAATCGGTAACCGCGAAGATTTAAGCGATATCATTTATGATATTTCCCCAACAACTACCCCGTTTATTTCGGGTATTGCTCACGGTGTGGCAACTGCTACCAACCATGAGTGGCAAACAGACAGTTTAGCAACTGCTAGCGCTTCTAATGCCGTAATCGAAGGTGAGGACGCGACAACTACAGCCGCAACTCCTACCGTGCGATTAGGCAACATTACACAGATTAGTGACAAGGTGCCTCGCGTAACTCGTACACAGCGTGAAGTTGATTCGGCTGGGCGTGGTGATGAGATGGATTACCAGATCATGAAGATGGCTAAAGAGCTTAAGCGTGATATGGAATCAGCGCTATTAGCTAACAACGCTAAAGTAGTCGGGTCTGAATCTGTCGCTCGTGAATTAGCAGGCGTTGAATCATGGTTAGCTACTAACTTTGATGGCGGTGTGGGTGCTGTTGCTCCTACTGGTGATGGTACAGATGCAAACACTCCAGGTACTAACCGAGCTTTTGCAGAGTCTCAATTACAAGGTGTTCTTGCCTCGATTTGGGATGAAGGCGGTGAGCCAGATACCATTATGGTTGGCTCAGTTATCAAACAGGCTATGTCTGGTTTGGTTAATGGTGGCGCTGCTGGTACTGCTCAACGTGTTGTTGATGGTAATGCTAAAACAGTTACAGCCGCAATTGATATTTATGTATCAGATTTCGGTTCACTTGCTGTAGTTCCTAACCGCTTCCAAGTACAAACTTCAATGTTAGTATTGCAGATGGATATGTGGTCAATGGCTTCCATTACTGAGTTCCAAGAAAATCCACTAGCTAAAACTGGTGATTCAGATCGCGTTCAATTACTTTCTGAGTATACACTTGAAGCACGTAACGAGAAGTCTAGCGGTATCATCACTGCATTAACTTCATAGGAATAACATAAGGGCAAGGACGCCCATTAAACTAAGGTTATTATCATGACTGAAGAAACAAAAGTTAAAAAAGCGCCAAAGAAACATATCGCACTAAAGATATTGTTTACATCTAAAGGTAAGGTTTGCAAAGGTGAAGAATTCACTTGTAGCGAAAAAGAATTAGCTATATTCAAAAAGGTTAAGGCTGTTTAAATGCGCGATATAGACTTACAAACAGGTATTATTGAAACCTTTCATAAAGACAACATGACGGGCAAAATACACATTAAAAAGGAACAAGATGTACATCCGTTCCTTGATGCTAATAAAACCGAAATGAGTATGCAGTCAGGTGGCTTTAAAGGTGATATGCACAAGATGGCGTCTATACCTCCTATTGTATTAGAGATGTGGCGCGAAGATATGAAGGCGAAAGGCTATCCAAACCCTAACCCTTTAGCAGTAGAAAACAGAAAGTATTTATTATCCAAGCTTAACGATCCAGCGTGGAATTTTTTAAGAACTAAACAAGGCATAATCTAATGGCTTTAGATAACTTTGATAACTTAGTAAAAGAAATAGTTGATTGGTCGCATCGTGACGACTTAGGCACTAAGATACCTGACTTTATATTGTTAGCTGAAAACGCTATGTACTCAAATGATGTAGCAGTATTAAATGTGCGGAGTATGGAGATTGTTTCAACTGCCGCAACTGCCGGTCAATATGTAGAGTTACCGCCTAACTTTGAATCAGCGAGAAGCATTCGATTGGTTACTGGTGATAATGGTGGAGAGTTAAAGTTTCAAGCTCCTGAACAGATGCACAAGCAAGTAGCTACAGGTCGACCAAACTTCTTTACTATTGTAGGTAATGAAATCCAATTAGATCGCGTACCCGATAGCGAGTATACGTTAGAGATTCAATACTACCGCAAAGCAACTCCATTAAGCGATAGCAATCAAACTAACGATATATTAACCAGCCACCCATCTATCTATTTATTCGGTGCATTAAGTGCCTTATTTAGCTTTTCACTTGACACAGAGTCACAAGCAAAATATACGCAAATGTTTATTGGTGCAATCAAAGGTGCTAACAAAGCAGATAAGAAAGGACGTTACGGACCTGCTCCTTCAATGAGTTTAGATAACGGGATGGTGGTTTAATGCCATTCGTAACAGTACCGGTAAACATTACAGGACCATCTTATCAAAGTAGGTCTAAACCTTTATCTAGTCAACAGACTGTTAACTGGTACCAACAGTTTAATGAGGGCGGCAAAGAATCATATGTATTGATGCCGTTTCCTGGTCTTGAGACTAAAGGCAATGCAGCAGGTAAAGACCGCGGCTTTCATCGTATGGCTGAAATACTTTATCAAGTAAAAGGTACTTCATTATATGAAATTGACAAGCTAGGTAATCACACTTTACGCGGAACGATACCAGGAACTAAGCGATGTATAATGGCTGATGATGGTATTAATATGTTTATCGTCGTACCTAACGAAAAGGTTTGGCAATACACAACAGATACCAATTCAGTTTCAGAAGTAACTAACGTAAACATTACCAAGGCTTTATCTGTAGACTTTTTTAACAATCAATTTATTTATACCTTTGCTGACTTCTCGACTGTTTCAGATGTTGGTAATGGCGCAGAGGCTATCGGATTAAACCGTATAGGCGAGGAAACATTACCTGATGCAATGGTTAGAGACTTTGTTTTTGATGAGGTTATATACCGTTGTGGCGTCCGTTCAATTGTCGGCTGGTATAATTCTGGTGTAGGTTCACCGCCTATTGATAAACTACAAGGCCGTATTTTTAATGTTGGCTTATCTGCTCCTTATTCAATCGCTAAGACTGATGAGGCTTTCTATTGGTTAGGTGATGATAATGCTATATACAGAGCACAGGCAGGAACTAAAGAGCGTATAAGCTCAGATGCTATCAGTAACGCTATATCTAAATTCAACACCATAGATGACGCGATAGGCTTTACTTATACCTTTGAAGGGCAGAATTTTTACACAATAACTTTCCCTAGTGAAAATCAGACTTTTACAGTTAGTGAGTCATTAGGCGAAAACGGATGGTTTGAATTATCTAGTGGATTACAGGGCGGCAAGTGGCAAGGCTCAAGCGTAATCAATGCTTACAGTAAAAACTATGTGGCTGATGCTGATAACGGCAATGTTTACCTATTAGATTTAGATACCTATGAGAACAACGGTGAATCAATCAAGCGAACAAGAGTTACATCAAACATAGATGCTCGTTTAGTCGGTGGTGCTTTAGGTGATGCGGTAACCATGTCAAGCGTGATAATTAGTATGGAAACTGGTGTCGGC